AGACTTAGCCCAATCAATAGCTGACTGTGCAAGGTCAAAACCAGTCCAATTCCCATCCCATCCCCTAAAAATCTTTCTCATTCGCAATGCATGCATACCTGTTCCACACCCTATATCAGCTTTCCTAAGACTTGTATATCTCGGTAATGTGCTTAAAATAGCTATAAGATATTCGAGTTTTTCTGTATTCATTTTGACACTGTTCTTATCTACTATGCGTTCACTCCAGGTCTTATCCCAATACATTTCTTGACCTTCTACGCTTCATTATTTTGTAATAATCATCACAACTCTCGAACTTGGATAAATCTCTAACCCTGTCATGTTCATAAGTTTTTTTGTAATATTTAAGTTTTCTATTCATTTTTTTTGCCATTACCAACGCATCGACAAGTTTCTCCGTTACCGCCTGTTTCTGTTCTATATCCGGCATATTCTCGATGCAGTCGTAAATCTCCCGTAACACTTCGCATATGGTTCGCAAAGTATTTGCTCCCCTCATCAATGAAGATTTCGCTTGCTCCCTTGTCTCTGGATAACCCATCGTATAACTCCTCTAATGGCTGAATATTCTTTTCCATACAAAGATTTATTCTATTTTTTACAAGAGTTTTTCTTATTTCCCTGTGTTCCTTCCATCTTGCCTTTAATTCATCAAGGCTTTTTACTGATATGCCTATGCAGTTCTTAACTACATATTCCTCGCACTCTGGAGCATTCATGGCTACAACTGGAACGCTTGCAGCAACATACTCAAATAATTTATTCGGCATAGCATACTTCCATTCAGAAGTAGGATAAAGATTGCCTACAAGGCCCCAGTCGTGCCGGGCTATATTTTTAAGCATCTGGTCGAAAACATAAGGCTTATGAACTATTGCAATATCCTTGTATGCGTTTATAAAGTCAGAATCATCACGCGCTCCATATATATGAAAATCAATTCCCGCATCGAAACAAGCCTTTGCAAACTCCTTATAATCACAGTATCTAAAAGCGTGTCCGCCCCTCATCTCTGTATCTATCTGAGTTTTGCCTTCATAACATATACCGCCTAACCAGTCCTGAGCATTATATCTGTATTGTCTGCGCGGCACATGAGAACGCAATATTATTGACGGCTGATTTAACTTATATTCATTTTTAATAAGTTCACCGAAAGATTCAGCAGGAAATACTAAACCATCTGCAAGCTGAAAGTTATTTCTCTCTTCAACCGAATACCTTATAGGGTTCTCGCCATCTTTCAGTATCAGTTTGGATTCTTCTTCCGATGTTCTTGCCAGGAAAGAATCGTGAACATCTAAAACCACAGGCACATCACATAGTTCTTTAATTAGAGTTACGAAATGAGACGGTTCGTTGTGAACATGAAAAATATCTGTATCAGGCGCATGAAGCTTGATAAGGTTGTTTAGCTGCCCCATCTCAAGCCAATGCCCGAAAGTATGGTAAGCATCTGCAAATGATGTCTGTCTATTAGCCAGAAGATGAACCTCATATTTGCCGGATTCTATTAACGGCAACGCCATCTTATGAACTCTTACACAGGCATGATTTGACACCATTACTATCTTTTTCAATAAATCCCCTTTATCAGAGTGGGAGCTTTCGCCCCCACCCTCCGACTAAATACTTAGACTTTCCACTTACCCGCATCTTCTGAATCTCTTACATAATCAACAAAGAACGCAAGCGTTCCCGTTGTAGTAGAGGTATTCTTTGCTGTTCCTTTGTCTGTTTCGGGAGTTCCTGTTCTTATTGACAGATACTCACCCGCTTTAACCCTTACAGCAGACATAGCGCTGTCAGAAGCAAAGCTGTTCTGTGCTGATGCAAAGGCATTCCATGATGCTGCAAGTGAGGCTGATGCTCCTCTAACCTTAACACGCGCATCTATCCTGTCAACCCCTGAACCATTAAGTGTCGCAAGCGTGAATGAACCAGCCTTGACAAGCTTAATCGGGCCTTTAGGATACCACTTTGCAACATGGCTTATCGCTGTTGCATCTGTAGTCCCGAGTGTATAGCCAGCAGCTACATCACCTCCATATTTTTTCGGAAGTCCAAACCACTTACGCTCTATAACCTGAAACTGACCATCGTCATATATACCCATTATTCATTCACCTCCTTTAGGCACTATCCCATTTAATTATTCTTGAATTTGCTTGGTCTGCTGCAGCGTCTCCCCAATAGAGTTTGTAACCGAGAATCGCATACCACGCTACGCCCTTGCTTCTTCCGTAGTCAGTAGGTATTTTGACCCTTATTCCTTCGGGGACAGATACTGCTTCGATTACTGTCGGCTTCCCCATCATGTAAGCATCAAGAGAGTTGCCGCCTGTCCACGACTTCGCAGTTGCTGTCCGCGCACTTGCGCTATAAGTATAGCGCGAGGCGAACCCATCCTTCACAAATCGCACTCCATGAAGCTGACCTACCTCCCCATTAAAGATTTTTTTGATACCTGTCTCGGTATATTGGTAGGTTGATTCAATCGCTCCTTCAAGTGATTCGAGTGCTTCAAGCGAACAAATCATAGCGTATGAATCGCTATTGTAAAGAGGCACGTTCCGCTTCTCAAGCTCAAGCCTCATCTTCCTTACATGATATGAGTTAAGAGCAGATGTGTTTACTGCTGTAGCAGTACCATTTGTCGTCAACGCATACGTAGTCGTGCTTGTCCCTACATATCTAAGAACGCAGGAGTTCATCTCACGTTCTATTAGACCGTCAATGCACTTCCTTGTATCATCGAGTAGAGCCTCCTTAATAGCATCAACTATATCAAGCTGTGATAGTGCTTCCATCTTGAATGTGAATGGGACGCTATTGCCGATTTCTTTAACTGTGCAAGTTCCCCAAGAAGGTGTTAAGTCAGCCTGATGGATGGTATTTGTCTCAGTAAGAGTCCCCCCATAGGTGCTGACATTGCCGATTTTAGGCCAGTTAAATGTCTCGCCTGAGTTCTTTCCAAAGGCTTTTTTGACTTCAACAAACTGCCTGAAACGGCTTATTTCTTGGGCAACCTTTCTAAATTCTTTATCAAGCTGTGGCTGATAAAGAAATGAACCCTGATTAATCCAGTTCATCGTTGCCATTTATTTTTCTCCCATTATCGTGCCTGCATCTTCTTTCGCATCTCAAAGTAATCCTCATCAGTCTGTTCTGTATCGCTTTCAGTTTCAACGGGCTTACTGCCATGAGACGTGGCAAGGCTTGCATTTTTTTTGGCTTCAACCTTCCCTAATAGTTTAGCTTTGGATTCAGTCGCTAATATCTTTGCTCTGACATCGGGATAAATTTTCTCCTTAAAAATTTTCTCCCACCCTGTCGGATTGTCAAACGCAACATTAGTCTCATCATCTTCAACCATACTCTGTAACTCTGCGCTTACAGCCCCTACCATCTGCTTAAAGCCAATATAGCCCTCACCTTCAAGCCTCGCGTTCAGCCTGTCTATGGCATCAAGTGTGTTAGACCTCCTCTTGCGCTGAGATTCTATGTTTTCCATCTCAACTCTCCTTGACTCCAACTCTTCAAGGTTTTTAATCCTCTGATTTGCTTCACTTAATGCCTTATCGTAATCCGTAATTACATCATCAGGCTGAACAACAGTTTGATTCTTTAAGCTCTGTATCTCAGCTTCAAGTTGCTCACGTCTTGCCCTTTCTGCTTTACGCTTTTCCCTTTCAGCGTGCAAGGCTTCGAGCGGCACGAATTTTTCTTGTTTCTGTTTCTGGGCGTCAAGGACGCTTTCCTTTGCGGCTTCATCTTGTGTTTCTTTTCCATCCTCCGTAGATTCAGCAGTTTCACTATCAGTATGTTCCTTTCCTGCCTCGTCTACGTTTTCGGCTTTTTCTTCAGTAGCCGTTACCGCTGGAGCCAATGGGAAAACATCATGCGAGGGCTGTTTGTCAAACTCCTCGTAAATTTCTTCCCTTGTCTCTAATACTTCTTCTTCCATGAACCCTCCTTTAACGTCAAAAGACGATTGCCATTTAGCGCATGGCTGCGATTTTATCTTTCAGTCCATCCCATAAACCACCTATAAGCCCTCTGGCCTTGGCAGTCTGGTATATGAACTCAGATTCACTTTTAAGCATCTCAACCTCGTTAAATAACCCAAACCTATATTTCTTTATAACCGTCTGTAATTCGATAATCCTACTCGCATCATTGGACAGGTTTGGATTTAGCGCAAATTCCCTAATTGCCCGTTCAACTATTCTATTGGCGGCCTCTTTAAGCATGCTCCATGCAGGGTCTGTTTCTAATTTACTAACCAGATCAGACTGCTCAAGTTGTTTGTAAAGCTCTTTGTCGCTCATTTCGTTATAATCAATATCCACCATATCCCCCTGATTGTAAATCATTCTGCGGCATAAGGTCTGATAAGTTCCCTTGCTGCGGCTGCGTAAGCCCCGCAAGAGCCTCTGCCGAATTGGAAGAAGTCCCGGTATTTGTCTGAGGAGGTATAGGCGGAATAGTTACAAAATATTGTTCTATTTCATTTTTGCCGAGCTTCGGCATTAAATCCGCAAATACCTGCGCTCCATTAAATAGCTTAATGCCCCCTGATGGAACGGCCCCGATTTGAAGCAGCTGAATCTGGGCTTGGTTATAAATTGCGCCCCTGTCAAGAATTAACAATAATTGACGTATTTCCTGCTCTCTGCCAATGTTCGGAGAAACATTAAGCCTTACGTCCGCATCAAAATCAATATCATAGATGCCTTCAGCTCCTATATTCTGGTTTGCCACCCTAAATATGTTTTCGTTTGTTTCAAAACGCTGTATCATCTTTGCAAGCGTTAAAATAAAATCCTTGTAGTAAGTTTCCGCGACTATATTGATATATAAATCAATCTTTGCTGCACCCTGATTTAGATTTATTTGTGATTGTGTGGCTGTTCCTGACTTGTCAATCCCCTGTATTGCGGCTGTAACACCGCTAACATCTTCTAACATTGCATTATCAACATCAGCCTCAAGATAGGCAGACCTCGTGACATCCTTAACATCCATCTCCTGAACGGCGTTAATATCATCCATTAATACGCCTTTTCTTGGGCCCCTGTTAATTAATGCGTTAATATCAACATTCCCATAACGTGAAATCTTTGTCGGCGGATTCATGGCAAGCGCAACATTATCTTTTCTCATATTAAGAATATAATTATATGATTCCTGCGGGCCTTCGAGAGGCTCCGGCAACCCCTCGCCTATAAGCTGATGTGATTCGGAAAGACAAAGCCCCATAATTGCAGGCAACACATCGCCATACGGAGAGTCCATTTCTTTCCTAAAAACAACTTTGTCCCTATTAGATACACAAAACTTCCACTTCCCATCTTTCTTTCTGAATGATTCCCATACGCAATAAAGTGATTGTGAATTATCATCTTGTTCTTCGGTAACACTTCCTTGTTCAGGGTATTCGTTGTCAGTATAATTAGATATAGGGTCAGGCTTGTTTACATTTCTTACAGCCCTTAATTGTGAACTCGGTATTTGCTCAGGGCGCGCTTCTTCGATATTCTCATAGCCGTTTTCTATCAGCTCGGATTTTGTCATGTAGTTTTCAAAAATAATATAACGCATCTTATCTTTAGTCTCTGCTGAAAAATCAGGGTAAACTTGTTCAAGCGGATAGACAGTATATGATGGGTCATCAATATTGAGTGATGGGTTAAATTGCCAGCTTAATTTACCGACACACCATCCCATGTCAACAATATTTTTTAAAGACCAAATATGTTTAATAAACAGGTTGTTTGAATTATACATCCTATCAATTCTGTATTGCACCATCTCTTGAAGAACTGATGCCTTTACCGGGTCTGAAATCCCATCTCTGCCGCTTATTTTAAAATTCTGTGAGTCTTTGATTATTGAACCGTAAAGAGCAGAAACAAGCCGCCAACTTATAGACCAAATTTTTCTGTAAAATATCTTGTTTCTTTTCCTTATTTCAGAAAAGGTTGTTTTGTCCTCTACAGGAATACCCTTTAAAAGTTTAAGGTTTCTTGCCCATCTTGCTTCGTGGGTTGAGCGTTTCTGTTTTGACTGATTGTAAAGCCTACCGATTTCCTTTAAAGTTATATCTTCCACTTCTCTCCTTAAAACAAAAAAAACCGAGCCACCCAAAATTAATGAGTGAATCGGTCTCGTTTTTCGATTACCGAGCTGATTATATTGTCTTTTGTTCTAAATCAACTCAGTCTCCCTTGTCTCTATCAGGCACACTTTCCCCGCCCGTTTCTTTATTATTAACTCGCCATAATCTGTATTTACCAAAAAGACATTTAGCCGTTTCATAACCCTTTCTATTTTTTGCTTCTCAGGTAAATGTATATCATAATTCTTATTATTTGTCAATATCTTTATTCTCCACTTAATCTCATATAAACCGCTCCTCTAAGACTTCGGGAATTTTTGTTAGCTCTGGACACCAATTAAATCTATATTGGAAGCAATAGCGCAAGGCAGCGTGCAGGTGGTGCTTACCCTCTTGTATTCTATCCTTCATGCCCTTCTTATCTTCATTCTGGTATGAGTCTCTTTCAAGTGTCCTGAATGATTTGATAAGCTGCTTATTTTCAGGCACATCAAATATAAACAAAGACGGTCGCCTGGTTACAGGGTTCTCTTTTAAATGCTTTTTTATCTCATCAACACCCGCCTTAATAGATCCTTCATGTTTTTCACTTGTCAGTGCGCCACGCAGAGCATTCTTGCCGGTAGTTAATTCTCTAAAAACATTCAGCCCGCCCAAAACTTCTATGTCTGAATTTGCGGATTTATCAATAATAGTTTGCCCCCACCTATAATGATTATCCTTCGCTATTCTATGAATGTCCGCCTTTACACCATCAGTATCAACCGCATCCTTCGGCATATAACTATTAAAGACATACTTATTACCCATCCTGTCCACACCGACAAATACGGCGGCAGAGGGGGTAACAAGATGCGGGTCTACACCGACCCGCACAAAGTATTTGTTAACAGGGCAATTAGTATTATGCCCCTCTTCCGGCCTAAATTCATTACAGTTGCAATGTGTCGGGAAGGGTTCGATGATATGTGTATTATTAAAAAGGTCTCCGTAAATTAAACCACTGAGGCTTATTGCATCACCAAGCAATCTCATTCTCATTTCATCATAAGACGATACCTTTTGAAACTCGTCCATAATTTTAATAAGCGTGTCTTTATTGACAAAGGGGTTTGATACAGGAGTAAGTTTAAAAAGAGCGGTTGAACTTTTTAACTCCTCCCCTTCGAACTTACCCTCATGGAATAACTCCGTAGCCCACGTTAAGCCCTCTGTTGGGGTAAATGCAACGGATATATCCAATCTATCTGCAGTCCCGAATCGCGTTAGTGTTTCCTTCCATTTTTCTCTATCGGGCTCTTCATCAAACTTAGCCCAGTCAAGAGTATTCCCCTGAGCGCTTTTTACAGACTGCTCATTGGTTAAAAACTCGATTTTAGCGCAAGGTTTGTTATCCCTGTAAAGAGTTAGGATGTCAAACTCTTTTGAATAACTCTTTTCCCAATCCCCGCATTTTAGATAGGCTCTGGGAACGTATCTTTGCCAAAAAGGTATAACAACCCTGTGTAATTGCTTATTGTCAACGCCCGTAACCCTTCCAATAACAATTTTTCTTCTCGCCCTGTTGATAATATCAGTAAAGTTTTTTCTGTAAGGTTCAAGGCTGTCAGGAAGCTCACCCGTGCTTTTAATAATACCGTCAATGGTTTCACAATCAGATTTACCCGCGCGACTTCCACCGGAAGTGCCGTTTACATCAGCCTTACTTAATAACCTATCTAATTGTCCATTAACTCTATCTGGTATGTCGGCGGGCTTTAAATATCTCTTTAAAACCTCAAGCCCTTCACTTGTAATCTCTCCGTTGTTGGGTTTCCACGACCAAAACGGGTCATATTCATTTAATTGCTGTTGTAACTTTCTAAGATTAGCTTCTTCGGATTCTAATAACTTTAATATTTCAGACCTATTTGTATTTTCCATCATGGTTTAATTTTGCGATTAAAATATCATAAAAAAAAGCGATAAGTCAAGATAAAATACCGAAATCCCCCAAATTCAGCCGAAAACCGCCTAAATCCGCCAAATTCAGGGATTGCATTCTATCCTTATCCCAATGTTAATCTATCTGCATGAAAGGTTACCCTCTCAGAAATGCAACCCCAACCTTACGAGGCAACGGTAAAAGCCTCTATAAACAAGACCGGAGCGGGTTGATTATGGCGACTTCTCTAACTACCATACCGGCCATAAAGATAAAACAAGCGAAGAACTTTAGGCGTTCAGCATACCTACTTCCTGTCTAACCCATAGCGGT